TATCTGCCTTACAATCTAAGGTTGAATCTCAACAAAAGCATATAGATATGCTAGTACAGCAAAAAGATGCGTATGAGGCTCAAATAATAGCCTTACAGAACGATATTATCGACAAGCTGTCTTTAGCAGGTTCGGTAGCCTTTGATTCTATATTTGAGTTAAAGAATAAAAAGTAGTATATTAGCCGTAAATAACTAAATTATGTTACACTTTGAAATATCTGAATTTGATTCGCCTGATGAAATCGGTAGTGGTTCTAATATGGACGCTACCTTTTTACAAATGCTCGATGATGCAAGAGGAATTGCAGGAATACCCTTTAGAATTACAAGTGGATTTAGAACGCCATCTCATAACGCCTATGTTGGGGGTGTGCAGGGAAGTTCACATTTGTTTGGATATGCAGCCGATATTGCCTGTAACAATTCAGCGGACAGAGAGGTTATACTTAATTCACTTATCAGAGCAGGATTTAGAAGAATTGGAATCGCCAAAACCTTTATCCATTGCGACAATGACCCTGATAAAAACCCAGCCATTTGGTTGTACTAGAACCGTAGGAAATACTTTAAATGAGTGATAAGAAAAAATTCAAAGATACAAAGGTTGGTCAGTTCTTGCTTAACAAAATTCCATCCGTTGTTGGTAGTCTTGCTGATGGTCATCCCATTGGCAACGTGGTTCGCACTCTTATTAGTGGTAGTGAAATGTCCGACGCTGATAAAGAAATTGCTCTTAAGAAACTAGACCAAGAGATACACGAGTTTGATGGTATTACTAGACGTTGGGTAGCAGACAGTAGAAGTAATTCTTGGCTTGCACAAAATGTTAGACCCTTAACTTTAGCGTTTTTAACTATTGCTTTTGTTATTGGATGGGCATATCAATTAGAGGGCTTAGATACTGTAAAAGAATTGCTTACAATCGTTTTTATTGGGTACTTTGGTAGTCGAGGAGCAGAGAAGATTATGGGTAATAATAAGCATAAATAATATCATATGTAGTGCAGTTTTTAATGCATACATAAATTTTTTTAAAATTATTTTGTTTTTCTATTGACTTATTAAAAAAAAAGTCCGAACTTTGGTGGGTGGAGGCTAATAATATGTACCTTTAAAGATATGAAAAAAGAAATACAAGAAAAAGCATTAGAAATTGCAAGAGAATTTAATTTAAGTATTAAAGAAAGAACAGATGCTTTATTAAAAATGGATTGTAATATGTACACTAACTTAGGTACTGATTCAACAAGTAAAGAAAAAAAAGATGTTAAAGCAACATCAAAACAAATTTACAAGTACATTAAAGGAATAGACGAAGCAAGTGGAGATTTACTTTTAAGAGCTTTAGACAATTAGAAAGACAATGCCAAAAACAGCAAAGAAACCTACAAGAAGCAAGCTAGTTAAAAAACTAGATGTTGTCTTTAGTCAATGGGTAAGATTAAGTAATGCAGACCATAGAGGATTTTGTAGATGTGTTACTTGCGGTAAAGAAGGACATTGGAAAACAGGAGGCATACAAGCAGGACACTTTATAAGTAGAAAACATTACTCAACGAGATGGGATGAACGCAATGTTAAACCTCAATGCGTAGCTTGTAATGTATATAGAGCAGGAGAACAATATCAATATAGTTTATATCTTGGTAATAAGTTATCTAAAGAACTTTACGAACTAAGTCAACAAATAACTAAATTTACAAATATAGAATTAGAGGAAATGATTTCAGATTATTCTAATAGACTGAAAAAACTTTCTTAATATTTTTCTTTTAATTGTTTGTTTTTTAAGGGTGGGAATTAATTTTCTTACCCTTTTTGCTTTTATTTAAAAAAAAAGTGTAACTTTACATAAATAATTAAAACAAACATTATGAGTAAACAATTAACATTACATCAAAAGCTGTTCAACTTACAGCAAGAAATTGGAACAATTAGCAAAGATGCTAAGAACCCATTTTACAAATCAAAGTATTTTGACATTAATTCACTAATCGGACAACTACAAGATTTACTTAAAAAAAACAGGCTTGTATTATTACAACCTATTTATGGGGATAGTATAGAAACTCAAATTAAGTGTATTGATACCGAGCAATCTGTAATATCGAATTTAAAATTACCTGAATTAAACGACCCTCAAAAACTAGGTTCTGCGATTACATATTACAGAAGATACACCTTAGCAAGTTTATTAGGACTACAAGCGGTAGATGATGATGGCAATTTAGGCAGCGGTAAAGTAGAATCACAAGTAGAAAAAAAGTGGTTAAACGAAAACACCCCTGAATTTTCTAAAGCAATAGAATACATTCAACAAGGTGGAAACGTAGAGGACATAAAGTCAAAATATAAGGTTTCTAAAAAAGTACAAGATGCCTTATCTAAACTGTAAAATAAAAACCGTATATTACGAAGGAAAACACAATAACTATAAATTTAAAATACAATGGAAAAAAAAGACAATTTATCAGCAATCATTAGCGGAAGCATTAATCTCAATGCAATCGATAAACAAAGGCTAAAAGAAGCAAATGGAAAAACATTTTTAAACTTTAGTGCTTTTATAAAAAATGAATCAAAATATGGAAATAATATTATGATTGTAGAGTCAGTTTCAAAAGAAGAAAAAGAAGCTGGGATTAAGGGTGCTGTTTTAGGTAATGCAGGAGTGCGTTATATAAATCCAAATATACCTATTGTTAAAGCCGAAAAAGACAATGAAGTTACCAATACGGTACAGAACGAAGCGAGAGAAGTAGATTTACCATTTTAATTTAATTGGGGGTGTAACAGCCCCCTTTTTTTTATGACACCAAAAGAATTACGACAAGATGAACCAATGCCTTACGATTTCTGGAATTACAAAGTTAACCCCATTATGGGTTATTATGTAGAACCGCAGGGCAGGGATATAAAAAAAGAATCATTAAAATATGGACTTAGTCCGTTACCAAACAGAGAATGATAGCAAAAGCAGCAAACTTAGAGAAAAAAATATTAGACGTTAAATATGGTAGAATTAAAGAGGGGTTAAAATTAGATATTCCTGAAATGGATGAATACCTACGTTTTAAGCACGGTAATTTTAATTTATTAATTGGACACGCAAATGTTGGAAAGACTACGGTTTTAACTTATCTTTTTACCGTATGGGCTGTTAGACACAATTTAAAGTTTTTAATTTGGTCTAGTGAGAACACACCGCAAAGCATCGTTAGAAAGATAATAGAATTTAAGATGGGGAAACCAATACAAACCGCAACCGAAAAAGAAATATCGGAAGCTGTTAATTGGTGTGATTCTCATTTTAAGATTATAGATGTAAAAGATTTAGTAACCTATAAAGACTTATTAAAAGAAGTAAACGACATAAAGGATGCTTGGGATTACGATGCATTAATGATTGACCCATATAATAGTTTATCAATAGACAACCAACTAATGAGAAGCGTTGGAGGACATCAGTACGATTATCAAGTAGCATCAGAGTTTAGGCTTTTTACAAAAAATAGGAATGTTACTTTGTTTTTAAATGCACACGGTGTTACTGAAGCAATGAGAAGAACCTACCCTAAAGGACACGAATACGAAAACTTACCTCAACCATTATCAATGAGCCAAGTTGAAGGAGGGGGAAAATGGGGTAACCGTGCTGACGATTGCTATTGTGTACACAGAATGACAAACCATCCTAGCGAGTGGATGTATTCAGAACTTCACGTACTCAAAGTAAAAGAAACGGAAACAGGTGGTAGATGCACACCATATGAACAACCAATGAGATTACGAATGAGCAAAAACAATGTAGGGTTTGAGTTCTTAAATAGAGATATACTACATAGCAGGCACACAGATATTAACGAAATAATAGACTTCTAATGATACCAATAATTTTAACTTTATCAATAATAGCAGTTCTCTTTATATTTTGGGGGCAATTAAATAATGCAGAGATTCAAATAGCACCTATTGTTGGGATTGTGTTCGGTGCTTTATATTCAAGTGAAAACTTTGAAGATGAAACGGAATACATTTTGCAATGCTGTATTCTTTGTATAAGTATTCAAGTAGTATGGGCGAAACCAAATGGCTTAGATTAGTAGCCGAAAGACATCAAGAGTGGATTAAAATCGTTCATTCTTTTGGAGAGTACACTTATGCCGAAGACTTGGTACAGGAGGCGTATCTCGTTATTTTTAAATACACTACCCCTGAAAAGATTATAAAGGATGGGGTAGTTTCAAGAGGGTATATATATTTCACACTTCGTTCCCTCTACTTCCAATATTACAACAAGAAAAAGAAAGTTACCAAAGTCAGCCTTGACGATGAAGAATTTTCAATACAGATTCCCGACTTTGACCACATAGAAGAACACGAAGCATTTCATAAGATATGTTTGCTAGTTGATGAGGTTGCAGATACTTGGGGATGGTACGACAGAAAGCTGTGGAAACTATATTCGCAAACAGATATGAGTATGCGAAAACTAGCAGCAGAAACCAACATAAGTTGGGTAAGTATATATAATTCATTAAAACACCTTAAAGAAGATTTAAAAGATAAACTAGGCGAAGACTTCGCTCATTTTAAAAACCAAGACTATGACAGAATTTAAAGGAGATAAAAGAAGTAAAGAGTACAGAATTTGGAAAGCTAAACACTCATTAGAAAGTGAAGGGTTTGGCGATACTATTCAAAAAATAACCGAAGCAACTGGAATTTCAAAGGCTGTAAAATTTATAGCAGGCGAAGATTGTGGCTGCGATAAACGTCAAGAAAAACTAAATGAGATATTTCGATACGATAAGCCTAAATGCTTAGAAGAAGATGAATACAACTTGCTTAGGGATTCAATAGAAAGTAAACAGAATAAATTTACAGGCGAAGACCAAAAGAAATTCATTAGTATATTTGAAAGAGTGTTTGATACTAAGGTAGTGGGTTGTTCTTCTTGTGCATTTAGAAGTACGGTTTACGAGAAGTTAGTCAAATTGTATAACACCTACAAATAATGAAAGAGGATGAGTTGTTCGAGTATCTTGTTAATTGTTGCTACCCTAACTTGGTAAAAGCAAAAAAGCAGATGAGCCGTTGGGATTGTTATTCTGTCGAGCATAGACACCGAATAGAATTAAAATGTAGGGGAAAACATTATCCTACTCTTTTGATTGAAAAAAAGAAATTTGATTCTATGATTCAAAAATGCAAAGACAATTTGGACATTCCGTTATATATTTGTTCCACACCTAAAGGGGTATTTAAATTTAATTTGTACCTTGTTGACCCAAAGTGGGAAATTCAATATCACAATAAGACAACTGAATTTTCAAACACAAACAAAATAGCAAAAGAGATAGCAATGCTACCTGTAATAAATGCAGAGATATTATGACAACAAGAGATGCAATGCAAGAAAAGTTCGACAACCTAGATGACTTGAACCTTACTACTAATTTATTAGTAATACAAGAGAATGTATTAGCTTGGTGTAAAGCAAAACCTGATAACGAAAAACTAAAAGAAGTTAGGAGTGCTATTATTCAAATATCCTTACTAACTAATAAACTTTTATTGGATAGGGGAAATTATCATATTGCACTTGACCAGTACAGAAGTCGAAGCACACGTTCAATACAAAGAGCTAGAAATGCAGATGAAGAAATATTAAGATTAGAAAAAGAATTAGAAATATATAAAAACAAAGAAAAATTAGGTTTATGAGTGATTCAGTAAGTAAGTATTTTGAAAACGCAAACGCTACAATTCCTGTCGACCTTAGACAGACAGACAAAATAGTTGAAGATGTTATAAAGCGATTTAAGCAACGTTCAGAGGTGGGAGTACAAAAGTATGGCACTACACTTTATGATTCCCCTGATGGCTTCTATTCATTCTTAAATCATCTACTTGAAGAATTAATGGATGCTACTTTGTACATCGAGAAACTTAAACAACTTAAATGAGAGCGGAAGACTTAACCAACATATTAATATTTATGGAAATGTGTTTGGAAGATGGAATAAGCGAAATGAACGTCAAGTTTGACGAAAACGGAATAACAGCAATAACACCAGTAGAATGAAAGAATCGACCTTAATAAAAATGCAGCAGGACTTGAAATTAACACAACAAGCAGTTGTAGTGGCATTACATAGAATAGAAAAACTAGAAGCTAAATTCCCACCTGAACTAGACGAGGAAGAAAAAGATAGTGAATAACTTGTTTATATCAAAAAAGTTTACGTAATTAGCTTCATAATTAAAAACAAACAATTATGAAAGTGTATGTAGAAATGTCAGATGCAAAGTCCGAATGGTTTTTAAATCTTACGCAGTTATTTCAAAGAAAATTTGATGAATACAAAATTCTTCCAAGTAAAGGTGATTACGTTGGTTGTTTATTTGAAGAAGTGCACAGAGTAGAAGGTATTCAATGGCTTGACGGAACAGGTGATGTTATTGTGTGGTTAAAAACAGATTTAAGTTACATAGATAGGCATTGGGATAATTGGGAGAAAGATATACAGGGATATGTTGATTGGTACAACGAACAAAGGTCAGAATACACAGGTAAAATAAAAATATAAACAACTATGAATTACAAAGAAAGCGACTACATTACAGAACAGTATTCAGAGATGAGTATAGCACGTTTAAAATTTACAATTCAAAATAAAGATGAGTATTTATCTGCACACGTAGAAAGATGCGAACAAGAATTAAAAAGCAGGGGGTTATGATTACATTACTAAACGGAGAACATTGGGGCAAAGAAGAAATACTTACTCAAATGTACGATGATACCTTTTACTATGGACACTTAGGCAAACACGCACTATCAAGTAGTAGTCTAAAGATGATTCTTAAAAGTCCAAAGACTTACAGGAATGTAATTAAGTACGGAAACCCTGATAACGAAAGCCCTGCATTATCTGCTGGTAAGTTAGCTCATTGGATGGTACTTGAACCACACAAAATAGATGAGTTGCACTTTATAGAAGCATCCACCAAGAACACCAAAATATATAAGGAAGCTAAAGAAGTACACGGAGAAGTATTCTTAAATAAAGAACGCAAAGCAGCAGAACGATTAACGGATGCAATTTTTAGAAACGAAGCAGCACTACAATTACTAAACAAATCACAGTTTGAAATACCTACAATAGAAATGATGGAGGGATTACCCTTTAGAGGGAAAGCAGATATAATACAAGATAATACCATTATAGATTACAAAACTACTGGTTCAGATTTAGCTTCCTTTAAATGGAGTGCTGACAAGTACGGCTACGACTTACAAGCATATATGTATAAGCGAATGTTTAAAGCCGATGACTTTAAGTTTTTAGTGATTGACAAAGCAAGTTGTGATATTGGAATATTTGAAACGTCTGATGACTTTATAGCAAGAGGCGAAGAAAAATTCTTTGCAGCAGTCGAAAACTACAAATACTTTTTTCAAGGAGATACAGACCTTGACCAATATGTGATGAGAGGGATATTGTGAAAAAGAAAAAAAATAATGTATATTCTTTAAATGAAAAACAAGTTGTTTTTTTAAGGCAATTAAGACTAAATGAACAATACAAAAAAGTGTTACCTAAATACAAATCTATGGTAACAGTGTCCATTAATCAAAAGAAAATTATTAATGATAAACATTTAGATGGAGTAATACAAGCTGTAAAAACAATATCCCCAGAATTAGTAGGATTTTTAAATTTCTCAACATTTAACAAAAAGAGTAAAAGAAAAAGAAATACTAAATCAACATTAATAAAAATAAAACCTTTTAAAGAAATATATAAAAAAGACCCTTTACTTACTAACCAAGAAAATCATAAAAAATATTTAAAAAGTGGCGTATGGAAAAGAAAAAGATGTTTTCTTCTTAAAAAACGTGGTTGCAAGTGTGAAATGTGTAAGAAGAAATTTAAGAAAGAACAATTACATATACACCACAAGACATACAGAAGATGGGGTGCAGAATATCAAAATCACTTACAGGTTTTATGTTCAAGTTGTCATAATAAATTACACGATAAACATACAATTACAGAACTTGAAAATAAATTTTCAAAAGGAATAAACCCAAAGGTTTGAATAAAGAGATAATATAACAATAGATATGAAGTTAATATACGGAAGCAAATATAGTTTAAGTCTGAATGAGCAGCAACAGATAAAAGAAATGGCTGACAAAATAGAATCACAAGGCAGAGATTATTTTAAAAACAATTACAAGATTGACAAATCAATGCGGTTTAGAGATATGAATATTAATGGGTTTGGTGCTGAACTTGCTTTTTGTAAGTTGTGTAATACAGATTTTGATTCCTCTACAAATGAATCGGAAAATCATTTTAATAAATTTGATACTGTATTAAGAAATGGTCTTTCAGTAGATGTAAAAACGACAAAGTACAGAACTGGCAAATTATTAGTAAGACTAGGAAAGGAAAAAAAGAAGGTGGATGTTTACGCTTTGATGATTGGGGAATTTCCTAATTATGAATTTAAGGGGTTTGCTTATTACCAAGACATTGTGAATAATGATAACATTATAAAAATTAGAGATGTAAAAACTTACGCTTTAACACAAGATTTTTTAAAAAAAGAATTACAATTTGAATAAAGACATAGTTGAAGAATTTTATTTCCTTGCGCTTTTAGATATTAGAGAAGGAGTTTCATTACAAGAGTTAGAGGACGTGATACAACTCTACGAGGATGTAGAAGATTACGAAGCCTGTGCAGGGATTTTAAAAGCAGTAAACGAAGCAAGATACGATACAATAAACAACTTAATAGAAAAAACAAATGGAGATACTACAAGAGATTAAACACCTAGTTGAAAAAGAACTACAACTAAACCTAGACAACAAAACACGCAAAAGAGAATACGTATTCGCTAGAGCAGTTTATTACAGATTATGTAGCGAGTTTACAAAACACTCATTAAACGCAATAGGAGAAACAATAAACAAAGACCACGCAACTGTAATACACGGGCTAAAAATATTCAAATCGTTTTTAGATTTCCCTAATATGTATCAAGCTGAAATAAACGCATACGATAACATACACCCTACACTAAAAAAGATTAGTACCGAAATAAAAGAAGAAGCACCTGAAACAATACTGGAAAGATTTGCAAGGGAAAAGCAGGAAATGACAAACGAAAGAAACAACAGTATAGAGAAATACAATACACTAAAAGACAAACACAATAAGCTACTCAAATACTTTAGTAAGTTTGAGAAAAACGCTTATGAGAAATACGCTGAACTATGATAGGAAGTATCTTTTTCTTTTTCTTACTTATTTGGTTTATAACACTAGCATCCATCTGGACTTACTTTGAAGATTACTACAAGGATAAGTAGTTAGTGTTTAACAAACCGTTATAAATCTTATTGTATAATTGAATAATCAATCTATTTCAAATGGATAAGAGAATAAACAACGGAGGTGCTAGACAAGGAGCAGGACGCAAACCTAAGAGCGAAGAAATTAAATTAGTAGAAAGACTAAGCCCATTAGAAGATGATGCGTTAGCTGCAATGGCAGAGGGTGTAAAGTCAGGAGATATTAAATGGATTAAGTTGTACTTGGATTATTATGTTGGAAGACCAAAAGAAACTAAGGATATTACCATTAACGAAGATTTGCCATTATTCTTGGACTAGATGCGGGTAACTAAAACCAAAGCACTAGGCAAGCTTAGAAAACTAGATAAACGAATTAAGGTTGTTAGAGGTGGAACGTCAGCAGGAAAGACTATATGTATCCTGCTTATATTGATTGACTACGCTATAAGAAACAAAGGCAAAGAGATTAGTGTAGTAAGTGAAAGCATACCACACCTGCGTAGAGGTGCTTTAAAGGACTTCTTAGGCATCTTAAAAGGGATGAATAGGTATAAGGATAGCCAGTTCAATAAAAGTACCTTAAAATACACGTTTACAAATGGAAGTTATATTGAGTTCTTTTCAACCGACCAAGCAGATAAACTTAGGGGAGCAAGAAGAACAGATTTATATATCAATGAGTGTAACAATGTACCCTTTGACGCTTACCAACAATTAGTAGTAAGAACATCGGGCAATATTTGGTTAGACTATAACCCTGCTTCATTATTTTGGGTTGACAAGGAATTGATAGGAAAAGAAGATACCGACTTTATAACACTAACCTACAAGGATAATGATTCACTATCAGAAACTATTGTAAGGGAAATAGAGAAAGCAAAAGAGAAAGGTAATACCTCAACCTATTGGGCTAATTGGTGGAGAGTATATGGACTAGGGGAACTTGGTTCATTAGAGGGTGCTTGTATTCCTGATTGGAAAGAAATTGATACAATCCCTGTCGAAGCTAGACTACTCGGATATGGAATGGACTTTGGATATTCTATTGACCCTACAACTTTAATAGCATTATACAAATGGAATGATGCCTATATATACGATGAGGTTCTTTATAAGAAAGGGATGCTTAACAGGGATATAAGTAGATTCCTAGATGCAAACGATATAAGAGAAACCATTGTAGCAGATTCAGCAGAACCTAAATCAATTGCAGAACTACAACAATACGGACACAATATACACGGTGTAAGTAAAGGCAGGGATTCAGTAGTATATGGAATAAACCTAATGAACCAAAACGAGATATACGTTACAAGCCGTTCTAAGAACCTTAAAAGAGAATTAGGTGGTTATATATGGGCAAAGGATAAAGAAGGCAATACACTACAAAAGCCAAGCGGTCTACACCCTGACTGTATAGATGCTGCACGTTACGTTTTAACTGACCAACTAGAGAACCCAAACAAGGGAGAGTATTTTATTTATTAAAAAAATATTCAAAAAGTTTTGTAGTTTATAAAATGTTTATATCTTTGAACAAAACAAACGATATGAGTTATTTAGTAGATGAGTACGAAAGTTATTTAAGAAGCATTGGAGATACCGATGACAAGCCCTGCGAAACTTGTGGGCTACCGACAGAAAAAGAGTTTTGTTCGGGTTTATGTTTTGAAGCATATTTACATTAAAAACAAATTATTATGAAGATTCAAGAAACACAGGAGTATCGATTAGTTAAACAATTAACCGCAAAAGAAAACAAGGTTAGATTAATCAAAGCAGCATTTGCTGTAACAACTTTTATGGTTGTAGCCTATGGAGGTATGATAGCAACAATGGACTTATTGTTATATTTATGGAAGGCTTAAAACAATGGCAAATCAATAAGGCTTGTTGGGAACAAAAGTTCTTTGTAGTTCAGCGACCAATGGGAATAGGATGGTCTAAGAAACCTTTTCCTGTACAGCTGATAATGGATATGCAAGGACAATTAAAACTAGGGAAAGACAGCTACGAACAGAACAGCAAAGCCTTAGAAGAAAAAATTAATGAAATGTATTTGTATATGTACAAAAGATTTGTATCTTAGTGAAAGATTAGTTTTTGATTTTAGTTTTTTAATTAGTAATGCGGAATAGGGAGGTGGAAACACTTCCCTTTTCTTTTTATACATAATCCACTTAATTTTATTGTATTAATATGAGAGTTGAAATAATAGTACCAAGCAGCTTAAATGATATTACCCTAGAGCAGTATCAGAAGTTCGAGAAAATAAACACCGAAGACAATGCGGATAGTAACTTCTTACTTCATAAGACCGTTGAGATATTTTGCAACCTTGAACTAAAGGACATTGCAAAGATTAAATTCTCATCCGTTAGAAGCGTTATAGACGACATAAACAAAGCGTTTGAAACAAAGAATGAGTTAATACCTACCTTTGAGTTAAATGGCATCACATACGGCTTTATAACAAACCTAGACGATATGACCTTAGGGGAGTATATAGACCTTGACGAGAACTTAGGGGATTGGGCTTCTATGCACAAAGCAATGAGAGTACTTTATAGACCGATTAAACTCCAAAAGGGGGATAGGTATCAGATAGAGGAATACGATGGCTTAAAGGATTCTGATATAATGAAGAAGATGCCACTTGACGTAGTAATGGGTGCAATGGTTTTTTTTTGGAATTTAAACAGCGAACTGCTGGAAACTACCCTGAACTATTTGAGCAGGGAATTGAAGGAGGACAAGAATACTCATCTACTGCATCATTTGGAAAAAAATGGGGTTGGTATCAAAGCGTCTATGGAATCACTAAAGGAGATGTTACCAAGTTTGACGAGGTTACAAGACTAAACGTACACGAGTGCTTAATGTTTTTAGCATTTGAAAAAGAAAAAAACGAACTGGAAAGACAGTTAATTAAAAAGCGATGAAAGGATTTTACAACATAACCGACAAAATTAAAGATGCATTAAATGCAGAACCATTTGTGAACACAGTTACTTATGGTAGCCTTGATGATGTGGATTTAAACAAGCAGACAATATTTCCTTTGTCGCATCTTATAGTTAACAATTGTACGGTAGGAACAAACACACTTACTTTCAATATTAGCATCCTAGCAATGGACGTTGTAGATGAAAGCAAAGAAGAGGTTACAGATGATTTTGTAGGAAACGACAATGAGCAAGATGTATTGAATACACAACTAGCCGTATTGAATAGAGTTATTGCAATTCTACAACGTGGGGATTTATATACCGAACTTTATCAATTAGAAGGTGGTGTAAGTTGTGAGCCATTTGTAGATAGATTTGAAAACAAGTTAGCAGGATGGGCTGCTACATTTGATGTATTGGTACAAAACGATATGACAGTATGCTAACAAAAGGAAAAACATACGAGGCTTTAAATACCTTTAAACAGATAGTAATAAACCAAAGTAGGGCAATGCTAACTAAGAAGGGTAAAAACGTTTCTAAGAAGCTCTTTAATAGTATTGATGGTAAAGTTACCGTATCTGCCAATTCGATTAACCTTACTTTTGAAATGGAGGATTACGCATACTTTCAGGACTTAGGTGTTAAAGGTGCAAAAACTACATACCCTGAAACAGCAAGATATGGAACATTGGCAAAGTTTGGAAGCGGTAAGGGCAAGAAGGGTGGTTTAAGTAATGGTATATTGAAATGGGTAGAAAGTAAACGATTTCAATTTAAGGATAAGAAAGGAAGGTTTATGAGTTATAAATCTACTGCATTTTTAATTTCACGTTCGATATTTAATAAAGGATTAAAACCTAGTTTGTTCTTTACACAACCATTCCAAAACGCATTTAAAACATTACCTGACGAATTAATAGAAGCATACGGATTAGACGTAGAGGAATTTCTGAAATTTACACTTAACAAATGAGTACATTAATAAAAGCTAGAAGCCCATATCATATAAGAACTCAAAACCTTGTAAGTGAACCCGTGCTATTTAATTTAACCTGTCAAGATATTACTATAACAGGATTTCAAGTAGATGATGAAGGTGCTATTACAACTCCAACAGCTAAGATAAATGACACTCAAGTAAGTTTAACAATAGACAGCACGTTGCCAACCAGTTTTGAGCCAACTAATGAAACTACACCAAGAAGTTTGTATTGTACTATGACAGTTCCTAGTGGATATAAAAACACAGGACAAGAAATAGAATGCGTAACAACTACATTACAACAAAGACAAGCAGTAGTATTGCAATGTAAAACAATGCGAATCATAAACAACGCTAGTGTTTCAAGGGTTTATAGATATAATGATTGTGGTAATGTTACAAGAGATGTTACAGTAGCTGCAGGAGCACAGAATTTCACAGATGTTTGTACTCATCCGTTGAGTTATCCACAGCCAATAGATGCAGAAGCCAATACCACTATTAGTTTTCAGAGTTATGGTTGTACTTTGTTTAGTAACATATTTATTTTAGATAATAACATTTGGGGTGCATTTTCTAGTAGACAAGCTGCTATTGATGCAGCAACAGAAGAAAATTTTAATCACCCATTATTTAAAACTGAACCATTTTTTAGAGATGCTTTTCCACAGACATCTGCGAATGGATTAAGACCAGGCACTTTAGTTTCTACAAGTCGAACTAACGAAGGTTTATATGGAGTTTTAGTAGATGGATGGTATGGGTCTTCAAGGCTTATATCAGGAACAAAAGTGTATTATGCATTTAGAACAGTTGATAGCATTATAGCAGAAGGTGGATTGTTAAACGATGGCACTATATTATGAAATTAAACACAAGAAGCCCATTTTATAGACAGTACACAAAAACAATCACTATTGATAGCGACTACGGTGATGTTATAAATGACACAATTCCCGTAAGTGGTCTTACGGTAGATAACACAAAAGACGAAAATAGAGTAAGTAACAATTATATAAATTTATCAAATGCCAATACTGAATAGAGTACAACTAAACATATACGTTTATACAGGAACACAAGGTTCATACAATTCAGGAGATTTAAAATATACCCTAAGCAAAGAGCGTATATCCACAGATGAGTATGTAAATTTTGAAATAGCTGAATTGGTTAGGGATTTTATAGACTTAGATTTTAATGATGATTATTTAAGTACATCTAAATGGGTTACTACTGTCGCTTATTTATATGACGTTAATGACGACCAGTTTTTGTCTGGCAGTCCTGTTACTAATCACTATTTAGCTTTAGATGGTTATGGCTATTTTGAGGATGGTATTAATCCACAAACATCAGATAACTGTTTAATAGAAAACAATACTATTTACTTGCCAGAAGATACTGCGGGAAAGTTACCCATATTTGCAGAAGGGGTTGGAAAGGTAACAATTGATTCAGTAGATACACAAATAACAGATAATGGTAACAGCAATCAAAAGATTCAATATGTTACTATACCTGCTAATAGTTCTACAATACAAGTATATGACACAGACGATACCACATTACTAAAAACAGTTTCAGTAGTAAACGTGTGCGAACCTAAATTCACACCTTACAAAGTTGTTTTTGTAAATAAAAATGGTGCTTACCAAGAAATTTTCGCGTTTAAAAAGAGTGTGGAATCTATGAGCGTATCAAGTGAACAATTTAAAACAAATACTATTAATCACAACAGTTTGTCATATGCTACAAATAAAGGTCAAGTAGAAAAATATAATGTACGTGCTACAAAAACTTTGCAGCTTAACACGGGTTTTGTAAATGAAGATTTTAACAAGGCAATAGAAGAGTTGTTATTAAGCGAAAATGTTTGGATAAGATGGGAAAACAAAACTCTTCCTGTAATTGTAAAGACAAGCTCAATGACTTACAAAACATCTTTAAATGACAAACTTATAAACCATACATTGGAGTTTGAATTTGCATATAATAAGTTAAACAACATTAGATAATGATTAACTTACAGGTTTACATAAAAAACAAAGAAGGAGTTTTTGAACAAATAGAATTGTATAACGATGAGTCTGTAACTATTACGCAGTCATTGCAAAATATAACTGACATAAGTAAAATTTTTACAGATTTTAGCAAAACGTTTAGCGTACCTGCTTCCAAAAAGAACAATAAAATACTAAGACATTTTTATTCAGCTTATGTATCAAGTTATAATTTAGGCACAAAGCTAGAAGCAAAGCTATATCTTAATCATCAATTTTTTAAGAAGGGGAAAGTAGCTTTAGAAGGTGCTACAATGAAAGATAATAAAGCGATTACGTACAAAATTACTTTCTTTGGAGATACAATAAAGTTACCAGATTTAATAGGCAAAGACACTTTAAAGGCATTAACTCTATTATCACAGATAGACTTTGAATACTCTTCGACAACAGTTAAGGCGTATTTGCAAAATGGTTTAGACGTAACAGCAAATGGTGAAACATTTACGGATGCCGTAATAGTACCTTTAATAAGCCATACAAGAAGATTGTTTTATGACAGCACACAAGATGTAGAGGGTTCAGGTAATTTACACTACGGGAGTGAGAACAAAGGGGTGCTATTTAATGATTTGAAACCTGCAATTCGTGTACATTTTTTAATTAGAGCCATAGAAAATCAATACAACATAAACTTTGATAGTTCTTTTTTTAACCCTTCTAATGAAATTTACTATGATTTGTATATGTGGATGCACGTCAATAAAGGGAAAGTACTTGTAGATTTAGCAGATGTATCACAAGCACCATTAATACCTTTTAAGGATTTTCAAAACATTACTAACCCATTGTGGAATAGTACTGAAGAATCTGATTCGAGTTACATTTCTAATGATTATTGGTATTTCTCTATGCCTGAAAATAGCCGATATACATTTGATGTCAATGTTATAACTGAATGTCCTAATTACAATTTATTTGTATATAGAGATGGAGTTCTTTTAGATAATATTGCATTATACAATGTTAGCGGAAATCAACAAATATCAAATTACACAGGAGGAATTATAAACGAAAATCTTGACTCATCAATTACGTCGGGAAAATATCAAGTTTTTATACAATCTGTCGAAGATTCTGAATTTGAGTGTTTTATAAATCTTGCAGAGCACAGATATGCGTTTGACGGAGCTGGATTGGATGATGGGCAGTTTGTAAATCAAGACGAAACTTTTAGCGAACAAACCGAAGGGTCGTGGCAAAAAGTAGAAATCTCAAACTTTAGAGGATTTACATCAAGTTCAGATAGAGTTAATTTTAATGCCCAAACACAAGTTCCAGACATAAATGTATTAGATTTTTTAACGGGGCTGTTTAAAATGTTTAATCTAACAGCTTTTGTAGATGACAATGATATCATAAATGTAACGCCACTAGACACGTTCTACGAGAACTCTAAGAACACTTGGGATATAACACCTTACTTAGATACAACAGACAGTTCTGTGAGCAAGCTAACCCCGTACAAATCATTAAAGTTTGAGTACGAAGGTTTAAATACTTTTTTTGCAAAAAACCACAAAGCATTCTTTGGTGTTGATTGGGGTACGGAAATTTACAACAATCCAACAAGAATAGAGGGAGAAACCTACAATGTTTCAGTACCTTTTGAACATCATAAATTTGAAAGATTAATAAATAGTGATGATGTTATTACAGACGTGCAATGGGGATGGAGTGTAGACGATGATTTAAGAAGCGTTGTGGGTAAACCTCTTATTTTTTATACTCACAAAGTAACGTCAGGAACAGCAATTTCGTTTCAAGAGTCTGAATCGACTAAACAGTCATTATCTCAATATTACATCCCTTTAAACCACAGACTCCCCACAACAGATTCACAGACGTTGCATTTTAGTTTAGAGCCTAGTGAATATGCAATAGGTGCAGACCAAAAGCCATTTACCAAAAGTTTATATAGTGAGTTTTATAGTAATTATGTATCAGACACATTTAATTCAAGAAGAAGGCTGTACACTTTTCAAGCATATTTACCATTAAGGGTTTTGTTAAATCTAAATCTAGCGGATAGAATTGTTATATATGACACCCTCTATAAGATAAATGTAATTAAAACAAATTTTGCAACAGGAATATCATCACTAGAGTTAATCAATGAGGTACAAGGCTTTAAATTAAAAATAAATGAAGATGATTTTGCAGATACAGTTGATAAACCATACCTACGTGTAGACACAACAGCGGTCAAAGTAGATAATACAGGAAATAGTATATGATAGAAAATATATTACAAATGCTAGAGATAGCAAAAAGAGAAAAAGATATTAAAGAGAATACTAGAATAGCACTAGGAAAGTATTCCATTCCTTTAACAATAAAAGAAGGGTATAAACAATTAAAATATGAGTTATGGGAAAAAAGATAGTCATTGAATTAGACATTGAACAAGGGGCTGCAATAAAAGACCTTGATGCTGTAAAAAAGGGCTTTGAAAAAGTAATTGATGAGCAAGATAAACAAATTGAAGCTACAAAAGAAAGTACAAAAGCATCATCAGAATTAGGCGATAAGTTAGATGGTGTAACTGGTGGTGCTGTAACTAAATTCAAGAGTTTAGTAGGTGGGATTAAAAATTCCGTTACAAGTTTAAAAGCAATGAGAGTAGCATTAATAGCTACTGGTATTGGGGCTTTTGTTGTTGCTATTGGTACTTTAGTTGCAAATCTACAAAACAGCGAAGAAGGCTTTAATCGTGTAAACAAACTAATGAAGCAACTAGGGGTTGTTGCAGGAAATGTTACCGATATATTTTATAATCTTGGAACTGCTTTATTTGCTTTATTATCGGGAGATATGGATTTAATGAATGAATCCTTTGAGAAAGCAACAAACCAAATTAAAAACTTTGGAGAAGAAACCAAAAGAGAAATTGCATTACAAGGCGAATTATCAGACAAACAAGCCGAACTTGTAAAAATAGAAAGAAGCTTAATATTACAAAGAGCAGAAGCAAATAGGGATAGAGCAGATTTATTAGAAAAAGCAGCCGATAGAGAAAATTATACAGCATCACAAAGAGTTGCATTTTTAAAAGAAGCGGGAAGAATTGAAGAAGAAATAACGAATGCAGAAATAAAAGCTGCACAGTTAAGACTAGAAATAAAAGAACAATCAAACTCACTTTCTGAAAGTTCAACAGAAGACTTAAATGAACAAAAACAATTAGAAGCCGATATAATAGATTTACAGACGGCTAAGCTAACAAAACAAAAAGAAGTTACAAGTCAGATAATAGGTGCTTTAAATGAAGAACGTGCAGCTGAAAAATTAGCTTTACAAGAAAGACAAAGTGAAATAGAAATATTTTCTGAACAACAAGACGCCATTACTTCTATTTTAGATGGAGCTGTTACTAAACGAAAAAAATTACAAATAGGAAGTGATGAAGATGTAGCTTCTAGTTTAAAAGGTTTGTTAAAAACACAAGAACAGGTAGCAGGTTCATCTCTTAAAATAGAAAAACTAACTACTGACCAAAAATTAGGGTTAGCTCAAGATACTTTTGGGAATTTAGCAGCAATAGCAGGAGAACAAAGTGCGGTAGGAAAAGCAGCAGCAATAGCCCAAACCACAATAAGCACTTTTCAAGGAGCACAATCCGCATTCGCTTCATTGGCAGGTATTCCAATAGTCGGACCAGCTTTAGGTGCGGTTGCAGCAGCGGCAGCGGTAGCAGGTGGTATAGCACAGGTAAAAAATATAACAGCAGTAAAAACACCATCATTTGGCGGTCAAAAAACTATAACTAATACACCATCACCAAGAGCAACATCAGCACCACAACCCCCTGCCTTTAACGTGGTAGGAGCAGGAGAAGGAAGTCAAATTGCACAAGCATTGGGTGATAAAGACCAACAACCAGTAAAGGCTTATGTAGTATCGCAAGATGTAACAACGGCACAATCACTAGATAGAAATATCATTGAATCTGCTTCAATAGGTTAACAAATAAACTAAAATACTATTGTAATAATATGGACATAATAGAATTATTCATTGATGAAAATGACGAAGTATCAGGAATTGAAGCGGTATCTATCGTAGAGAACCCTGCAATTGAAGAAGACTTTGTAGCATTAAAGAGCCAAGAGTTCAAGTTTGCCGAAGTGAACAAAGAGAAGCGTATCCTGATGGGTGCTGCTCTGATTCCAAATAAGCCAATTTACCGAGCCAACGAAGAAAACGAATACTATATATATTTTTCAAGAGATACGGTCAGAAAAGCCTCTGAATTGTTCTTTATTAAAGGAAACCACAATAAATCTACATTAGAACACCAAATGCCATTACAAGGATTGGTAGCGGTAGAATCTTGGATTGTAGAGGACAAAGAAAAAGATAAGTCTAAGATATACGGAATGGATATGCCGTTAGGAACTTGGATGTTATCAATGAAAGTACTAAACGATGACGTTTGGAATAACTACGTTAAAACTGGAAAAGTAAAAGGGTTTTCAATTGAGGGCTATTTTGCGGACAAGGTAGAAAGACCTAACGAACCTAATAACCTATCAGCTTGGAACGAAGAAGAAGAAGAGCATTTAGTAAATGAATTAAAACAAATACTTTCAGGTCAAGAATTGGAATCATATTCAGACTACCCAGAATCAGTAAGTAATAACGCCAAAAGAGGAATAGAATTAAACGAGAAAGTCAACAACAAGTGTGCAACGCAGGTGGGAAAAGTAAGAGCAACCCAACTTGCACAAGGGAAACCTGTAAGTGTAGAAACAATAAAAAGAATGTTCAGCTACCTAAGTAGAGCGGAAGTCTATTATGATAAAGGCGATACAGAAAGCTGTGGTTATATTTCCTATCTTTTATGGGGTGGTAAAAGTGCTAAGTCTTGGGCTGAATCTAAACTTAGACAATTAGATGAGTAATTACGACAGATACGCACCAAGCCCTAAAAGCAACAAAAGAGCCTGTTTATGTCCTGATGGAACATATAGTAGAAAATGCTGTGATGGAAGTTTTCAAGCACAAGGCATTGGCAACATAACAAGAATTTTGTTTTTTTTATATACAGAAGAAGGCGAAAAATTCATACAAGAAGATAACAGTAAATTATATCAATAATGGCTGACAAAAAAATAAGTCAATTAACGGCAGTAACGGCTGCAAATATTACAGGAAGTGAAGATTTACCAATAGTACAAACAGGTACTACTAAAAAAACTTCATTACAGGATGTGCAACATTATATCGTGAACCATTTAGAACCCACTACAATAACTGTAAGCGCAGGAAACACTTATGACTTAGGAGATGCTTCTTACGATGAGGCAGAACTTATTGTAATTACTTGGAGTGGTGGAAATGGCACAGCAACTATCACTTTGCCGGATGTAACTTTGGCTAAAAACCTCAACAGAGCCAAACGTTTAATTACAGACTCTACATTCTCTAATTCAACGCACGCAAATGTAACGCCTTACGGTTCTCAAACGATAGACGGTGATAATAGTGCATTTGACCTAAATAGAGCTTATGAGGGGATTAAAGTATGGGGAAATGGAACTGAATGGTTCATTATTCAACAAAAAGCATAAAAATACAACAAAACCTTAAATATTTAATTGTAAATATATAACAACGCACTAAAAATATAATTGTATACATATATGAAAGCGACAGAAATTTTAAACAAAGCAAAAGAACTACTTTCTATTCAAGAGGAAGAAGTTAAGTTAGCACAAGCTAATTTGGAAAATGGTACTGTTATCGAAGCGGATGAGTTCGCAGAAGGTAAAGAAGTATTCATTGTTACCGAAGATGAGCGTGTAGCATTACCAGTTGGAGATTACACTTTGGAAGACGGTCAAGTATTGATTGTTGAAGAAGAAGGAATCATTGCATCAATTGGAGCGGCAGAAGAAGCACCTGCCGAAGAAGAGGTAGAGGCTGAACAAGTAGAAGCAGCCGAAGAAGAAATGGAATACGCAACTAAAGCAGAATTATCAGAAATCAAAGAAATGGTTGAGGAAATCAAAGCGATGCTTGAACCAAAAGAAGAAATGAGTGCTGATAAATTAGCTGAAGAAGCGGTGGAAAATATTGTTGAGGAAGTTAAGGAAGAACTTTCAGAAGTTGAAAGAGTAAACCATAACCCCGAAGCAAGTGCAGATAAAGAGTTAAACCTTTACTCACAAAAACAGGGAACAACTACATTTGATAGAGTTCTCTCAAAATTGAATAAATTTAATAAATAAACAAAAATGGCTACAACTGTTACTATTACCTCCCCTACATATAATGGGGAATTTGCAGGAAAATATATTGCTGCTGCATTATTAAGTGGTTCTACTATCGAGAACGGTGGAATTACTGTAAAACCAAACGTAAAGTTCAAAGAAGTAATTAAGAAAGTATCTACTAATGATTTAGTAAAAGATGCTTCTTGTGATTTTGATGCAACTTCTACAATTACACTTACTGAAAGAGTTCTACAACCAGAATTTCAGCAAGTGAACTTACAATTATGTAAGAAAGACTTTGTATCTGATTGGGAAGCTATCTCAATGGGATATTCTGCACACCACGATTTACCAAGTTCTTTCTCTGACTTCTTAATTGCACACGTTGCGGCTAAAGTTGCTCAAAGAACAGAAAACTCTATTTGGACTGGGGATACTTCAACTAACGGACAGTTTGATGGAATCTCTACTTTGATTGCAGCGGATGCAGCTTTACCAGCAGCACAAGAAGTTGCAGGAGCAACCGTTACATCATCTAATGTAATTACTGAACTAGGAAAAATCGTTGATGCTATCCCTTCTGCTCTTTACGGAAGCGAAGACTTAAATGTTTACGTTTCTCAAAACATTGCTCGTGCATACGTGCGTGCTTTGGGTGGATTTTCTGTGGCTGCGACTTCAAATGCAGGTACAAACTCAATGGGAACTCAATGGTGGAACAACGGTTCACTTTCTTTTGATGGTGTTAAATTGTTTGTTGCTAACGGACTTGGAGATAACACAGCTATCGCAGCTGAAAAAAGCAACATCTTCTTTGGAACTGGATTACTAGCTGACCACAACGAAGTGAAAGTTTTAGATATGTCTGACCTTGATGGTTCTGACAATGTACGTGTAGTAATGCGATTTACCGCAGGAGTACAGTACGGAATTGCAGAAGATATTGTTACCTACGGGATTACAAACTCTGCCAACTAAGACTCAATAATTAATAATCAAAGAGGGTAGGTGGTTTTATATCTGCCTACCCTTTTTTAATACAAAACAATATGGCTTGTGATTTAACTAGAGGTAGAAAAGAACCTTGCAAAGACGTTGTAGGTGGTCTACGTGCTGTTTATTTTACAGATTTCGGAGATTTCGGAACTGTAACTCAAACGGACGATGAGATTACTGATATGTCAGGAACTTTTACTGCATACAAATATGAACTAAAGGGAAATAGCAGCTTTGAACAAGCTGTAACTTCTAGCCGTGAAAACGGAACTACTTTCTTTGACCAAACTTTAAATATTACATTTAAAAAATTGTCTAAAGAAGATAACAAGGAGATTAAACTTCTTGCTTATGGAAGACCACACGTAGCGGTTGAGGACTATAACGGAAATGTATTCGTTATGGGATTAGAACACGGTGCAGAGGTAACAGGAGGAAGCATAGCTACTGGAGCAGCAATGGGAGATTTGTCAGGATATACTTTGACATTTAATGCCCAAGAATTGAAACCAGCTAACTTTGTAGCTAGTCCAACGGCAGCAGACCCATACGCAGGTATGACAAGTGCTACTGTAACGGTTACAGAAGGAACAAACGCTTAAACAAATCTGTTTGTGTTAAAGAGGGGGCTTTATTGCCCTCTTTTTTTTTGTAAAAATGTTTGGTATATCAAAAATAAATATTACTTTTGAAGTGATAAGACCTCAGAAATTTTATCACTAAAGGGCAAATTCAGTTATAGCTGGTTTGCTCTTTTTTTTTGCTTTATATTTAACAAAAATCATAAAGATTTATTGTATATATATGATTGTACTTCAAACATCAGATAGCGACCAAACATTTAGTTTTATTCCACGTTCATACGTGAGTGGAACAACGTACACTATCAAAATAAAAAACGAATCAACCAATACAGAAGTATTTAGTAGCACCGCTACAACTTTTGCAGAAGTTGAATATTATTATCAATATACAAACACTTTTACTTTAGTAGAGGACACAATGTACACCCTTGAAATAAAAGCAGGAAGTGAATTAATATTTAGAGATAAAATATTCTGTACAAATCAAACTATTTCATCATATAGCGTAAACAATGAAGAATATACGGTACAAAGTGAAGAAAACGAATTTATATTCCTATAATGGCAAGAAATAATAACACAAAAGGAGGGGTTCACGTAATAAACCTATCTACTTACAATCGTCCACAAATTTCAGAGGACAAAAAGAAAGATTGGGTAAATTACGGTCAAGATAATAACTATTATCAATACCTTATAGACCTTTACACAAACTCAACTACAAACAACGCTATTATTAATGGTGTAAGTGGTATGATTTACGGAAAAGGATTAGATGCCTTAGATAGCAGCACAAAGACTGATGAGTACGCTGCATTGCGTTCTATATTCCACGATAAATGCTTAAAGAAAGTTGCGTTAGATTTAAAACTACTAGGCGAAGCATCATTTCAAGTATTATATAAAGATGGTAGAGTAGTAAGAGCGGAACACTTTCCACGTCAAACACTACGTGCCGAAAAATGTAATGAAGAAGGAGAAATTGAAGCATACTATTATTTCCACGATTGGGGAAAATTAAAACCTACTGACAAGCCTAAAAGAATTGCATCCTTTGGATTTGGTAATGGTAAAGAACCTGAAATAGAAATTATAAAGAAATATGTTTCAGGATATGACTACTATTGTCCTGTGGATTATCAAGGTGGACTAGCATACGCTGAACTAGAGAATGAAGTATCTGATTATCTTATAAACGATGTACAAAACGGCTTTAGTGGAACTAAGGTAGTCAACTTTAATAACGGTGTGCCTGATAGAGAAAAGCAAATGCAAATCAAGAATGATGTAATGCATAAGCTAACTGGTTCACGTGGAGAAAAGGTAATCATTGCTTTTAACAACAATGCCGAAAGCAAAACAACCGTAGATGATATTCCTTTAAACGATGCACCTGCACACTATGAATATTTAAGCAATGAATGTTCTAACAAGTTAATGGTTGCCCACCGTATTACTTCTCCTTTGCTTTTAGGTATTAGAACAGGGAACAATGGGCTAGGAAATAATGCTGACGAAATTAAAACAGCATCTTTGCTTTTTCAAAATGTTACTATTAAACCATACCAAGATTTAATCATTGATTCTATTGACCAAATACTATCGGTTAACGGTATTAGTTTAAAACTGTATTTTAAGACCTCACAACCGCTTGAATTTATCGAAACGGATAATGCCATCACCGACGAGGCTAGAGAGGAAGAAACAGGCGTTAAATTGTCTAAGGAAGCGTCTTTTGATGATGACAAGATGTTTGAACTTCTTGACGAGTTTGGAGAGGAAGAAAACTTAGATGATTGGGATTTGGTAGATGAAAGACCGGTTGACTATGACCAAGAAGAGGCGTTAGATAAAATGATTGGATTGGCGAGTACTGGTTCTGCAAGACCTAATGCAAAAAGCAACCAAGATGGCGAAGTTGACGGAACTAACTTTAAAGTAAGATACCAATATGCACCTTTACAAGTTGGAGCAAATAGTCGAGAGTTTTGTATAAAAATGGTATCTGCTAAAAAGATATATCGCAAAGAAGATATTGAAAAGATGGATAGCGTTTCATTAAATTATGGATGGGCTAAAAAAGGCGAACAATCAAAAGGGTATTCTATTTGGTTTTATAAAGGCGGTGGTAATTGTCATCATTTTTGGATGAGAAAGACCTATATGGCAAAAGGTGTTAAACCTGATGCGAACAACCCTAAAGCGGAGGTATCTGTAAATAAGGCAAAGAAAGAAGGATTTAAACCTGAAACAAACGACCCGAAAGTGGCAAAACGTCCAAAAGATATGCCTAATAAAGGATTCGTAAATAAATAAGAAATGGCAGAAGCACTATTAATATCGAGAAAGGACGTAGTTAAGTTTACTGCGATGAATGGAAATGTAGACACAGACAAATTCATTCAATACATTAAAATAGCACAAGATATACATATCCAAAACTATTTAGGTACTGATTTATTTCAAGCAATACAAACTAAGATAATTGATGCTAGTTTAGAAGGTAATTATTTAACATTAGTTAATGACTGGATAAAGCCTTGTTTAATTCATTGGGCGATGGTTGAGTATTTACCATTTGCTGCTTATTCTATTTCAAACAAAGGTGTATTTAAACACGGTAGCGAAAACGCAGAAAACGTATCAAAAGAAGAAGTTGATTTCTTAATGGAAAAGGAAAGAGATACGGCACAATATTACACCGATAGACTTATAAACCATTTAAGTTTTAATAACTCTACTTATCCTGAATACAATTCAAATAACAACGAGGATGTATATCCTGATAAAGATGCAAGTTTTGAAGGATGGGTGTTATAAAAAAGAAATACAAACCAAAACAGGAGAACGTTAAGAAATTAACTCAATACCTGAATAAAACTAATAACAAAACAATAAAAAAAGTATTGTATAAATATGGCGAATAACATTAACTGGGGTCAAATATATTGCTTTACAGAGTTTGGAGATGAGGATAACACCGTTGCCAAATCAATACCTAGTCTTTCATCGGCTGTATGTTTTTTAGCATCGATAGTGATTATAGGACAAATTGAAACTATAGCAATAACATCAGATGACGCTAGATATAGAGTAGACAATACAGAATTAACAGTAGATAAATCATTAGTATAAAGTAAAATAAAATGGCAACAGCAAATTTAAACGAACCTACTTCAGCATCGGATGGCAATATACCATACATTGGTGCAACAGCAGATGATGGAACAGGGAACACGCTACGTGAAGCAATAGACAGAATTAACACAAGATTACGTGAAATATATGGAGCTCAAGATGGTTCTAACGTAGTACAGACACCTTTCGTTGATGCAGATAACATTAAAGATGGAGTTATTACAGAAGCAAAATTAGACATATCTAATGCAGCAGTAAATGGATATATATTGTCTTGGAATAATACAGCAGGACAGTTTGAGTGGAAACAGGAATTTGATGGAGATATTACATCTATTGTAGCAGGTGATGGATTGACAGGTTCATCGTTAGACACCGACGATGCTACATTAAATGTTGGCGCAGGAACAGGTATTACAGTAAACGCTGACGATATACAAATTACAGATGGCGGTGTAGATACCACTCAATTAGCAGACAATGCCGTAACAGCAGATAAATTAGCTGATTCTATCAATTCAGAAATAGCACTAAATTCAGCTAAATTAACAAACGCAACTCATACAGGGGATGTAACTGGCTCAACTGCTTTAACAATAGCAAATGATGTAGTTGATTACGATAAACTAGCAGGAGAATTTACTACCGCTAGTGCATTAATAGCAGCGACAGACTTAGATGTAGATTTTAGTACGGCAGCAGTATTTACCACTACTTCTTCTATTGCAATGGATTTAAACTTTACTAACGCAGAGATAGGGCAAGTAAAAACAATAGTTGTAACAGATTCAGGAGGTACTTCTTCTTTGACTTTCGACACAGCAACAAATACAGTTGTAAACCTCAACGGAACTTATTCAGCAACGGCAGGAGCGGTTAATTACATCCAAGCGCAATGCATCGCAGCGAATAGCTTTATATTAACAATTTCACAAGCAGCAGCATAATGAAAGCAAGAATAGAAGAAGGAAAGATTGTAAAGTACAATACTATTCCAAACAGTTTTAAAGCAAGCGGAAAGTTAATCTTAGGAGGTGGTAAAAACCTATCTAACGAAAAGCTAGAAGAATACGGATTCTTTGACGTTATCGTACCAGATTACGATTCTGTAACAGAAGTAATTCATAACCTACACTTTGATAACGCTTATCCTAGTCCTTCTCCCGAAGATTCAGACGCAACAAGAGAAGTATTTACCTACGATAAGAAAACAAAGGTAATTAGTGAAACAGTAGCCGAACTTAAAATAAGCCAAATTAAGGCACTTAAAAAGGTTGCCTATGATAAACTATCTATAACAGACTGGTACGCCATTAGAAAGGCGGAAAACGGTACTGATATCCCTTCTGACGTAGTAACAGAGCGTGATGGAATAAGAACTAGCGTAGCAACAAAAGAAAGTGAGATTAACGCACTCACAACAAAAGCTTCTATATTGAAGTACGATATTAACTTCTAAAATCCCTTTTATGGCGATTAACGAAAGACTTATAGATACTAAAGTAGAAGCAGCAGGAAACGGTGGAGCAGGAACAGGAAACCAAGAAGAAGGACTTATCCTGCACTTAGATGCTAACGATGTAGATAGCTACGATGGAGATGGTTCTGTATGGTACGATATAAAAGACCACGAATATACTCCTGAAACAAATGTAGACGAGCATTTTAATACTGTTACATATACTGGTTCTGCATCACCTCATATAGTTGATACGGTAGGCTTTCAACCAGATTTAATCTGGATAAAAAATAGAGATACTACAGATTCACACGCTATTGTTGACTCGGTAAGAGGTATTTCTTCATCAACAGGTTATTTAGCCTCTAACGAAACTACACAAGAACAATTTAGTACTAATATGCCCACGTCTGTTCAACCAGAAGGATTTACCATAACAGGTAACGGTGGTAGAACTAACGCAATCGGAGAAGATTATGTTGCTTGGTGTTTTAAAGCAGGAGGTGCGCCAACAGCTACTAATACAGGAGGGCAAACGCCTACAAGCGGAAGTAAAATGGTAGATGGTACTGCTGTTACAGATAATTATCCAACAGCAAACATATATCCAACAAAACAAAGTGTTAACACAAAATTAGGCTTTAGCGTAACAGAATATACGGGTGCAGGTAGTAACAATAGCTTACCTCACGGTTTAGATGTACCCCCACAAATGTATATAATTAAACGGACAAGTATTGCTCAAGATTGGTGGGTATATACAACAGAAGGCGGAGATTTTCAATACCTTAGATTGAATGAAACTAGCGCAGGAATAGATGCAGACCAATATTACGCCAGACCAACAGGTTCAATAATATCGCAAGGAAATTCAGGTACGAATATAATGTATGCGTTCGCTTCTAAAAGAGGTGTATCTAAAGTAGGTAGTTATACAGGAACAGGAGCATCAGGTAATAAAGTTTATACAGGATTTGAACCTGCTTTTGTTATGGTAAAAAGTCTTTCTACTGGAAGTTGGATTATTTTAGACAATAAAAGGAATATAAGCGACCCAAGAGCAAAGATACTTCAAGCCGATTTAAGTGCAGCTGAAATTGATTTAAAATCAACTTTCAATCTTGATTGTATGTTTTTCCATAAAGATGGTTTTTCGCTTCAAGACAGTAACTCAACAAGAAATGCTATCAACACTAAATACATCTACTACGCAGTAGCTAAAAACACTAACGAAACAAGTTTAATACCCGATACAGATTTAGAACTACATTTAGATGCAGCTAGCTTCCCCGAAAAAAATGAAATAGGATATAACCCTACACCATCTACTTGGACTGATTCTAGTGGAAATGGTTATAATGGTACTATAAGTGGTGCTACTTTTGATAGTGAATTAGGAAACTGGTTAGATTTTGATGGTGTTAGTGATAAAGTTGATTTTACAGGAAGACCCATCACAGCTACGTCAAGTGTTACCATTGAAACTTGGGTAAAATTTGAAGCTGGTGGAGGCAATTATCCTTATGTAGCTATGATTGGTCAAGGAAATAATATTGCAGGTTCTACTTTATCAATTGCAAGGTTTTATCAAACAAATAATTTTTACAGTTATGTAGGCAATCAGACTGTCGATACAGGTATTAGTTTGAGCAACGATACGTGGTATCATTTAGTTGTAACGCAATCTGGAACATCTTTAAAGCAGTATATTAATGGGGAATTAGTTAAAACATCAACAATTACTGCTAATAACTTTGCTGATAATTTTAGATTAGGTTATTTTTATGACACAGCTCAACAACAAGAAGCTAACTATTTAAGTGGCAAAATAGGACAAACAAGAATATATTCGTCAGCCCTTACACAAGACCAAGTAAGACAAAACTATAACTTCACTAAGAATAACTATCCTAATGGCATCAACGCTTCTTTAACGAATGTAAGTTGGGCTGCGAATTACTTTGAAATAGACAGTTCAAGCGATGCAATAGAATTTGGTAA